TCCGAGGACAATCCTACCATTTTTTGTTGCTCAATTGCAACAGGTTTGTATGCCCATTGCTCCTTCCGTCCGTTCCCCTCTTTCCGAGCCACCTTCTCTCTGACGACCCTATTGCTAGACAGAAGCGAGGCCAGAGAACCAGACACAATTCCAGGCTTCATCTCCAGTTTTGTCTGGAGTTCCTTCAGGGTTACAGGGTTCTCAGCGGTGCTGATGTACTCAATGATTCGCTCGGTGTTTTTCACAGCCTTCCTTTCTAAACGGACAATCGCGTCCTTGATTACAGTCTCCAAAAAAATCACAGCAACTTGGCGCTTTTCTACAAGTGTAAGCAAACCAGACTCCTCCTATGATCCAAAGCGCCGCCGCGCCTCCTCCAAACAACCATAACATTTCCATTGCCTCATCCTTCCTCTCATGATCGCCTTTCCGTTCTCTACGTTCCTGAACTGTTGGCAGGAGTTACAGAACTTCTGGCCTGTTATCTTGACTGCGGCTCGTTGTACCTCGCCTTCAATCCCTCTTCGTGTAGTAGTTTCTGCCATCTTTTCTTACAATCCTAACCGTTTCTTTTTCCAGTACCTTGCAGAGACTTCTGGCGTAACTCACCGAGATCAAGAAGTACTCCGCTATTTGTTTTGCTGTTACTGGGCGCTTCCGTTCCAGTATGTACCTTTCGACTGCCGCTAACACTTACCATCCTCTTATAACGCTCCATGGACTCCCGCAGGTCTGTCTTTGCTGCGGGGACGTATTTGAACTGTGACCAGTCCGGATCTAGGATTCGCCCCATGTCACTCGTCCTTTTGTAAGGCATTGGCCCATCGGTAGATCTTGACAATGTGATCTTCCGCTTCCTGGCAAAGTCGGATGATGTTGTCTCGATCTGGAGCGTATGTATCAGCCAGTTCAACGCTGAGACCTTTAGCGACAGCAAGTAACCTAACAACGTGTTCAGCCTCATTCATCACCTATTCCTTTCATGTGTTCTTCTCCTTGAGTTTGGCTTCAATGGCTCTGGCAAAACCATCTATATCAAACGAATCTTCCCAGTCCCACCATTTTTTGCTTGTAACTTCCCAGCGTTCTTCATCCGTCAGCCCAACCCATTCACGCTTTGGTTGCTTCAGTTCCTCCTCAATTTCTTGGCTAACCTCGCTGAACCGTTCCATTGCTAGTGCTTGGCGTAGTGCTTCTTTGACTTCTTTAAGTTTTGCAAGCCAGTCAACCAACAGTTCTGGATCGCCTTCCAGAGTCTCCAACGCCATCTCTGCTGCTTTGCGTAGGTCTGTCATAGCATCACCATTATAAGATAGCCAAGTACGCAAACCGCCAGGAACGGCAGTCCCTCAAGCAGCCAGTTCTGACTTTCGCTTGTCTTTGGCGACGGTAATTTCAGCAATCGCGCCTGCGTCCGACTTCGCAGCGGCAAAGGCAAGTGCAAAGTTTTTCTTGAGTTCTTCCACATTTTTACTCTCCTCGATTTGTTTTACAAAGTATGACACATCTGGTGAATCTGCTTCTGGCAAGTCCTCGCCAGCGTAGATGTAAAGCCCTAGACCGTGGAACGCGATAGCCTTGGCTAGGCAGCGCATGATGGCCGTGTTGATTTGGAACGCGTCTGGGTTAGGTATCGCTTTATTGCGATGATCCAGAACAGGTAGTTGGCAAGGAACTGTTTTGTCAAACATCGTGACAGAGACAAATACCATTGCGGTCTCGCCGATACTGCAATATGGCTTACCGTCAAATATTTCAATCTCCCAGTTAGCCTCTGGATCGGCCTTTAAAGCCTCTTGCCATGCCCATGCCCACGACAAATATGTAAGCCCATTCTTCTTCTCTGTGTGGTCGTTTACGTTGATTTTGAGTAGATCTACTGCGTTCATGCCATTTTCCTCCAAGCGTTTTCAAACATTGCCCTAAACTGCTTTGCCTGTTTGTAGTCCAGGCTCACAGACATTGATAACGGGAAACAGTCCACATTTACAAACATACCCGTGTCGTCTCCCAAGATGTGTAATCTTACACGATTACCGCCTTCTGTTACAAAAGACACCGACTCCTCCTCCATCTCCTGTTGCTCTAACTGCTGCTGGTAGTGTTCTGCGTCAGTCATTTTCTTTGTCCCTCTTTCGTTCCCAAGCCAATTCTTCCCAGTATTCCTTCTCGCCTATTTCTTCCTCTGTTGGAGGATCGTCTGGCGGTGTAAGCCAGGCTCTTTCTTGCTGGGGGTTCATACTGTCTCCTCCCAGTTGTAGTAACCGTTAGCCTTCAAATAATCATAGCGGTCGTTCTTGTTTAACTTTACTGCCTCTGTAAGTAATGCGTTTTCTTTAGACAGTTTGGCAATAAAAGCAATGGTGCTTTCAACGTGCTGTGTAAACGATAAAACGCGTTTTTGAACTTCAATGATTCGTGCATTTCTACGAATCGTTGCTTTGAGTGTTTTGCCGTGTAATCCGTACATTTGTTTCTCCTTGTTTGTTAGCCCACATTTGTAATCTTATAGATGTTCTTACAAAGCCGCAACGACTTTTTACAAAAGTTTGACTAGTGATAACCCTATACTGTATAAACCAACATATGTCCCCAACCCAACGATCTTTGGCCTACTTACGTGAGCAGGGCTACCGCTGCTGGATAGTCGAGCGCTGGTGCCCCTACTCCAAACGACGGATCGACCTTTGGAACTGCATAGATATTTTGGCTATCGGAAATGGTCAGACGATAGGCGTCCAGACCACCAGCCGTGGAAATGTTGCAGCGCGGGTAAAAAAGATCGAGGAGAACGAGTATTACCCAGAACTCATAAAGTCAGGGTGGAAAGTCCATGTCCACGGGTGGGGCAAACTGAAGGCTGGCTGGACGCTAAAAACTGTTGAACTAAACTGAATTCGTGCTATCCTAGTGGTGTCAGCGGAATGGCATCCGTTGGAACAAAAGCGTTGAGCAAACGTAAGCCCATATCAGTCTAGGGCGTGCGTGAAGTGGGAATCGATGAGTTTTGGCTTGACGCCTCATTTGTTTCCATTTTGCTCATGCCAAGAGCCACGCTCTAGACTCATGTGGGCTTTTTTGTTTTCGCTGACCGTACTCCGCACGACAGTAAGCACCTGAATCGGTGGCGCGGAAGGAAAGACACCTAGCAGTTGCACCCCTGTTTAGGTCTGAGCCTGTCAGCGAGGGACTCAGGTAGTTTCAGAGGCAAGTGGTGAGACAAACTCTGAGATGAATGAATCGCTGCCTTCGGGTCACCTAGGGATTCCCCCTCATGGAATCTTGGGGATGGGCTAATCACCCTTGGGATACCTATGGAGAAAAGCATGAAAGTAGAACTAAAGCCTAGTGAGTACGCCATGTGCTGCTACCTGTCAGCGATGAGGACTTTAGTCAACACCAAGTCTGGAGTGTCTGACAAAAAAATGGGCGCTGACGACGGTTATAAGATCGGCGTAGACGGCTTAGTAGCAGAGATCGCCTTCTGCAAGCAGTTCAACATCTTTCCAGACATATCGTTTGACCCAAGGGGTGGCGGTCATGACTGCATCCTCAAGGGCTACAAAGTAGACGTTAAGTCTACAAAACCTGGGCGCACCACGGTCTATCTTCCTGAGCGCAAAAAACATAACAAAATTGATATGTACGTCTGGTGCTATGTAGACTTTAGAAGCGTGGAAATACTAGGCTACTTTTTCCCTCTCGATTTGTTTAAGCCAGAAAACTTAGGGCAATCCCCTAGACCAGACGAGTTACATTACAAGGTAAACTTACAGAACATTCGCAAATTCAGAGGAGAATAACGTGGATGATTTTGAGAAGTTCTGGGCAGCGTACCCCAGGAAAGTAGCAAAAGCAGAGGCGCGTAAGGCTTGGGCGCAGACCGCTAGTATCCGACCGGATACAGATTCACTCATAAAGGCTGTGTTGTCTCATTGCAAAACAGAGCAATGGATGAAGTCAAATGGAGCCTTTATCCCTCATGCAGCCACATGGCTTAGAGGCGAGCGTTGGGAGGATGTCTATGAGATATCTTTACCTGACGTTGTAAACGACAAGCCCTGGCATGAGACGGCCACAGGCATAGTACGAAAAGGTCAAGAGTTAGGCATAAGTTCCGACCAATTCGAACACTTCCAAGAGTTCAGGACTGCGGTTATGAGAGCCGCTATGAAGGCCGCATGATTCTCACCAAATACAATCGTGAGATCGCGCATCAGATGATAGACGCTGCGGCAGACGGCATGGTTCTGGAGATCAAGGCTTCCAAACGCTCGCTAGAGCAGAACCGCTACTACTGGGCAATTCTAGGCGACATATCTGAGCAGGTCGTTCCTGGCCGTGACTACGAACCGTCTATCTGGCATGAGTACCTGCGAGGACTGTTTCTATCTGAGCGCATGATTGAGTTGCCTGATGGCAGTCTGAAAATGCTAGAGCCTTCTACCTCTGAACTAAAACGCGACGAGTTTACACAATACCTGGAGAAGGTTATAAAATGGGCGCTGGAACACGACGTTAAGTTCAGCGAGGACACGCGGAGGCTAAGTGACCAAAAATGAAAAAAATTATCTCTCTCGTGTGGCGGCCCTCGGATGCTCGGTATGCCGACGACTTGGTTATGACGATAGTCCGGCTGAAATCCATCATATTCGGACTGGACAAGGACGAAAGAGGGCTTCGCACTACGATACGGTTCCTCTGTGCGCAATCCACCATCGAGGTAATGATGGAATACACGGACTCGGAACTAAAGGATTTGCCAAGCACTACGGCTTTACCGAGTTAGAACTACTAGAGGAGACAAAGTGTTTACTATCTCGCTGACCTTTTATAACGATCACGAACACTTAGACAAACACCTGCAAGAGTGGGAAACCTACCCATACATCCAGAAACAGATCATTGACGACGGAAGCGCAGAACCACCGTTTGCCAATGTCCCAATCTACCGTATAGAACAAGACATTCCTTGGAATATCCCAGGTGCGCGAAACCTTGGCGCAGCAGTATGTCCGACAGAGTGGATTCTGTTTTGCGACACAGACCAGACGTTTAGCAAAGGAAGCATAGACGCGATCCTGGCTACCAAACTTGAGCGCGGTAAGTTCTACTCATTCGTGCGCCACAACCGTCCTAGAACCGCAGGAACATTATTAGTGAACAGGCTCGACTATTGGGCGGTCGGCGGTTATGACGAGGACTTTTCCGGTCTCTATGGATACAACGACCCTTACCTCCGGCATCTCCTCGAGCGCAGCGGGGTCAGAGAGTTCACCCTCCCAATCCTCTGCACGCAACACAATGCAGACTGCGTCCTCACCAGAGTACCGAACAATGAAGGTCTCTACTACGAGAAAATCAAAAAAGGTAGAAGTCATACTTACCTGCGCTTTCCGTGGAAAAGAATATGAGAGTCCTTATTTATACGTCCATTTTTGGTGATTACGACACACCAAAGGTGCATCCTGACCAGACAATAGAAACGGACTTCATGAACTTCACACTCCCGCATGAGGAGTTTGGAGACAACCCTAGACTTCAGGCCAAGTACTACAAGGTCGTCCCGCACAGGCTGTTAGGAAACGGGATGCAGTACGACTACACAATCTGGGTAGACGGATCTGTACAGATTGAGTCAGCGCACTTTGCTGAATACATGGTTTCCCAGGCTAAAGACTCATGGGCGATGTTCAAGCACCCGTGGCGGGATTGCATTTACGACGAGATTGCAGAGGCCCACAACATGAAGAAGTACATAGACCAGCCAATGCTTGAGCAGGGCGAGTGGTATATGGAGGACGGGATGCCGCCCAACTGGGGTCTGTTTTCATGCGGCATGATTTGTCGCAATGCCAGAAACCTGGAAGTCATGGCTCTAGGCGAACTCTGGTGGCGGGAGATCCTGAAGTGGGGGATCAAGGATCAAGTGTCATTGCCCTATGTGTTGCGTCAAAACAACAGATCTGTAAATGTGTGTGACAGACCACTTTTCAACAATGAAATGTTTACAATACACGCTAGACACCGAGCGGGGGAGTACAAGAAGTGCAAGCAATAGTTATCTGCACCACGAAAGCGACCTGTTTGCCAGTTATGCTGGCTTCTATAACCTTCTATGTACCAGAGGATGTCACAGTCTTTATTAGCGGCTCTGACATTGTTTTACCGCGTCACAGAACGGTTAATCTGCCCAACGAAGGCAAGACTTTCGGAGAGGCTTATAACGCCGCCATGCACCGAGCGTTTGAGGAGTTTGATGAGGTCGTGATTGCTAACGACGATATTGTGCTGACCCCGTACACATGGCCGACGTTAGCCAAAGAGGTTTCGCAGTTGAAAAGGCAAATCAGAGACCTCGGCTATGTCGCGTGCCGCAGCGATTACGCTAGAGGATACCAGAATGTGCGCCTAGGGGAAGGGCCGATGTCCTTCTTCCGCTACGAGTCTGAACACAAGATCTTAGAAGTGGATGTAATCGCCCCGATCTTTGCTTACATACACAAAGATGACTGGATCGACTTTCCTCCGATCAACTGGTACTCGGACGATATTCAATGCCTGGACATGAAGGCTGCACACGCAAGGCATTTCATCTCTACCGCATACGTTCATCACGTCGGGTCACAGACCTGCGGAAACGACGGGTTAAAGTGCATCCGTGACGCGCAGCCTTGGATTGAACAAAATCGACCTGAACTCGCTGAGATATGGTTCAAGAAGAACTGACGCAAGAAGCGTTAAAGCACATTCTGGATTACAACCCAGACACGGGTTTGTTTGTCTGGAAAAATCCTACTGGTGGGAGAGCAAAGCGTAACGCAATTGCAGGGAAAACAAACTCTCACGGCTATCGCTCAATAAAAATAAACAAAAAAGATTACTTAGCACATAGGCTCGCTTGGTTTTATGTACACGGCAAGTGGCCAGCAAACATAATTGACCATATAAATGGAGACAAAGTAGACAACAGAATCTCAAACATTAGAGATACAAGTTTGTCTGTAAACAACTTAAATAGAAAGTATGCAAAAGGTTTTTCAGTAGTTAGAAAAAAATTTCAAGCAAAAATGGCAAATGGGTCAAAAACAATTTATTTAGGAAGTTTTGACTCAGCAGATGCTGCTCAACTGGCATATAAAACAGCAAAAGAAAAACGCATATCAGAACTTCTCAAATGATTAGCGAAGATCGTCTAAAAAATTGGGGATGGTATTGTTTGTGGGGACATATTGGCCCAGAAGTACGCACACGATGTTCGTCTGCAGAAGGTAACTATGAGTCAGACGATGTGTGGGAAGGAGAAGAACCAAAATATGAACCTGACCTTATTGATGGTCAGTTGATTGAGGATTGCATTAGGGTTTTACCTGAGATCAGTAGGAGAGTTTTGAAGGCAAGATATGTAAGTTATCCGTATAATCTTACACATACGGTTGCACAGAAGTTGAAGATGTCAACAAGTAGGCTTGAGGAAGAATTATCAATAGCGAGGAGAAGATTAAGTGAGCAACTCAGCAGAGCAGGGGTCAACGGCGTGGCTTGAAGAACGCCTAGGCCATGTCACCGGAAGTAGAGTTTCGGACGCACTAGCCAAGAAAGGTACGGCTACACGGGAGAACTACCTGTGGCAGTTAGTAGCAGAGCGTTTGACAGGGCAGATCCAGGAGTCTTTCGCTCCCAACGCAGCCATGATCCGTGGCACAGAGCAAGAACCTATCGCTCGGGCGGCTTACGAAGCCCATACTGGGCATTTTGTTGACCAAATTGGGTTTGTTAAACACGCTAGCCTAGAATGGTTTGGAGCGTCTCCTGACGGGCTTGTAGGGGACGATGGCCTGGTAG